GGATTCGGCCCAGATGTCTCTGTTTGATGTTCCTGTTGGGAAACCAGTGTGGGATAAGTACACGCAAACGAATCGGGCCGCGTTGGATAGGGCGTTGGCGAAGGTTCGTGCCCGTACCCGTAGCCTGTACGCCACCAGTAAGGCGAAGTTTAATGAGGTGGCTGAGGTCAGCGAGCGTTTGGGGCGCGCTGTGGGGCCGGATGAGGCTGCCGGGCCTGAGCGTTTAGCATTTCAGGGCTTGGAGGACATCAACGAAAACATGGTTCGCAACTTTGGGGAGATGGAAGGCATCACGGAGGAGATGGCTTACATCGGTGCCAAGTTGAATCAGATCTTTACGGACAACTCTGACGCTATCGCTAGGGGGACGTACAGGGTGCCGGAGGAGGTTCAGGATCTTCTCGTCAAGGCGCATGATCTGGCGGCGCGGGCGTTTGCGATCTCTGACGGCGTGGGTTCTATGACGGTTTCTCAGAAAGAGTTCATGGAAACCCTTTTGGATACTTTGGATGACACCGACTTGGCGGACATCACCGATTTGTTTAACGGTATGGCTAGAGGTGTGCGGCGCAGTATGGCGTATTTGAGCGGTGAGCAGGGGTATGTGGGGCAGTTCCCGTTGACTGTGCAGCAGGGTAAGGAGTTGATGGCTAACGACAAGTCCATAGACGATCTGATCGATCTTGCCGAATGGTTGGATCCAGAACGTGCACAATTGCTGCGAGATGTTGCCGAACGGGCCGGTACGGTGATGCAGGGAGCGGATGCGCCAGCCAAGTATAAGGATTGGGCCGAAGGATATAAGACGGCACGCAAAATCTTTAAAGACTTTGACCATGAAGAGTTCATTTCTTATGGTGTCACTCAGGAGGTTCCGAACCCTCAGGAACTTTTGGCTGCCATAGATGAAGACATTGTGGGGTTGACCGGCTATGCGCGGATGTGGGAGTCGGTGCAGGCTTTGCGTGGGGGTGATGTTGAGGATCGGTTGTTGGACCGGTTGACGCCGGGACGTTTGATGGGTGAGGCACAGTACACTCCGTCTGCGCCAACAGCAGCGCAACCATCGTGGGCGGAAGCGGGCGCAACGATAGAAGACGCAAGCAAGGGAGGTACTTTCTTCCATGCGGGCGACGTAAGAGAAGAGACTTTAGTTGCCCGGGCAGAACTTCATGTGGGTTCGTGGGGTGCGGCAACAGAACGTATCGGTATCCCCAGCAAGGGGAATTTGCGCGGCGAATCACGGGTTCACGAGGTAACGGTTACTCCTAGAAAGCCGTATTTCCCCGGCGGTCCCGATGACCCGTTGGGTCGGGTTATGGATGCACCGCATTTGCTGGATGAACAGATGTACGAAGACCAGTATCTGTTGTACCTTATCGTCAACGGTATGACCGACGCGAACGGCGATTCGATGTTCGACGTTCTGCGGGAAGCAGGCTATGACACTATCCCCTACCTGAACGGTACGGAAGCACCGGGTTCGCTTTCGTACATGATTCTTGATCCGGCTTCGGTGAGGGTGGGACCCTCTACTACTAAAGTTCGCAAAGTTGGCGAATACGTCAACGAAGGTCACCGATTCTTTAAAAATGTCGAAGTTGCGAACATGGATGTTACCCCTCCGGCAGTGCTGGAAGCAGCCACCGTGGCACGGGACGACGCCCGACTACTGTTCGATGAAGCCGCTGCGATGAGAGCAGAGATCGCTGAGATTGATGCCCGACTAGCGGGCATTGATCCATCGGGTGCGGGTCGAAAGAATCTGCTACGCAATGATCGTGTACGCCGAACCATGTTGAAGGATGCCGCATTGGCGGCAGAGTTGAGTGCGCAGAGTCGTGCCCGGGAAGCAGCGGAACTGTTGGATGTGACCCGTGCGGAACGGGAAATGTTGAAGTTGGAAGATTTCATAAGCAAATCGGATATGGATTTGCAGGATCTGTTATCCCCGGATAAGCCTTTCGCTGACCGGCAGGCCACCATGAACGCTTTCGTGGACATGGTTGCTGATGGGATGCCCAACTTTGGTCCTTGGCGGATGGCATCAGGTAACACAGACTTGGATGCCAACATGGTGGCTACGGCGGAAGCATTCAACAGGTTGCTGCAGTTGAAGGACCCTAAAGAACTGGGTCGGTTCCTTCGCAACTTTGACAAGGTGCAGAACTGGTTTAAGGCTGGCGTTATTGCCACCCCCGGGTTCGTGTACCGCAATCTGTTCGGGGCGTTCTTCAACGCCTATCTGGATGGTGTTGACTTGAATCAGATCTGGTTGGCTTTGCAAGCCAAGCGGCGCATCGACAGCAAAGCGAAGGCTGACGACATCTCATTTTTGCAGGCAGCCCGCGATCTGTCCGAGGGTGACGAGTACATGCAGGATCTGGTCACGCTGCTGGAGCGTGGTGTACGGGGTGGGGGTCAGACCACTAGGGAGGCCAACCCGTTTGCGGCACCCGTCAAGGGTGAGATCCCGTGGTATGCGCGTGGTAAGCAGGCCATGGAACGTGGTGTGACCGTCGGCACAGGTCGGAAGGCGCGTAATCTGGGAACTGTTCTACCTGTCGGTCCCGGCTCATCAAACTTCATGTTTAACCGTGCCATCCGTGGAATGAACTCCAATGTGGAAGATGTGATCCGTATGGGTGTCGGCATGGACACGATGCGGTGGGGTGGCAGTGCCGATGACGCATTGGATCGTGTTGCCCGTTCACAGTTCGATTACGGTGAGTTGACAGGCTTTGAACAGGGAGTGATGCGGCGTGCCGTACCGTTCTACGTGTGGACACGTAAAAATGTGCCGTACCAGTTCGCCAAGTTGGCATCTAACCCGGCTGCATACAACCGTGCGATGGCTGTGAAGAAGAACATGGAGTACGGGACAGAAGATAAGGGAATGGTTCCCGACTGGTTTGTGGAACCGTTCGGGATTCGTACACCATGGTCATACGTTGGGGCACGCATTTATGCGGTGCCTGACATGCCGTTTCTTGACTTGTACCGGTATGACCCGACGAGAACGAAGGAAGGTGACCCGTTCTACGGGATTAACGAGACGTGGAAGAATCTGCTATGGCAGGGAACCCCTGTCGTGAAGACGCCGTTGGAGGCGATCTTCGGGCAGCAGATGGCTACCGGGTACGCGTTTAAGGGTGATTGGCAGCGGATGCCTGCCGTGTTGGAAAACACTTTAGGTTTGGTTCCCGGGTTGGACAACCTTGGGATCCTCCGTACACGCGACGGGGAGAAAGAAATACAGGACCACATGCTGTATTTCATTATGAACACTATTCCCCAAATGGGGTTGGCTCGCAGATTGGCTCCTTCGGAGGAGCGTTACCAGCAGCGCCTGTTTGAAACATTTTTCAGCACCATGTTGGGGTTGGGGTTGCAGCGGCAGACACCGGAGGTGAAGGAGCGGTGGCGTAACAGTTTGGAATACCAGTTGCGGCAACGGGAACGTGACGACACGAGCGACAATCCATCTGGTGGCATGAAATCTGGCGGAGGTTTCGGCTAGGGTTATCCTAGGATAATCGGGACAAACGAGGCTTTACAATGATGCTTTATCTATCTAGGACACAGTGGGGTGCGCAGCCACCGAAGGGTGGCGCGTTCACCCAGTTGAATCGGCGGCGTGTAACCGGTGTCGTCGTGCACCATTCCGGTGTGGAACGCCCACCGCGTGGCGTGAACGCCGTGAGGGCGTATGAGCGACACCATTTGTCCAAGGGGTGGGATGGCATCGCCTACAATTGGTTAGTGGACGAGACGGGAACAATCTTTGAAGGACGAGGCTGGGATGCACGCGGGGCAGCCACCAAGGGATGGAACTCAAAATCTATCTCCATCTGTTACACGGGTTACGGGTACCGTCAACCTAATGGCAGTGTTCTTAAGTCGTTCCAGACGCTAGTGGACGAGGCGGAGGCCCGTTTCGATAAGCCTCTGTGGGTTACCACTCATCGTCGGAAGAGTGAGACGACGTGCCCGGGTGACTGGTTGGGGGACTGGGTGGAGGGCGGCATGCAGCCGACGTTTAAACCTGATGTCACTGACTGGGATGGAATCATCCGGTACGTGCAGGATTTGAAACGACAGGTGACGGCGAAGCCGTTGCGTCGGGGGGCACGCGGGCACCCGGTGCGTGTCTTGCAGGGGCATTTAAATTATCGCGGCTTTGATGCCGGGGTGGTTGATGGAATCTTTGGTCGCCGCACTAAGGCGGCTGTGGAAAAGTTTCAGAAAACGCAGGGTTTTTTGAAAGTCAACGGGGTGGTGAACGGTGACACGTTCGGTGCCTTGTTCTTACAGTAAGGAAACATAATGCCAAAAGGTAAAGGCTACGGCCCCACTTTTGAGGAGACATTCGGTAGTCAGGACGACCAGCCGTACAATTCTACGTCTTCGTTCAACATGTGGGATATGTCGCAGAAGGCTAAGAAGGCCGCGTAGTATCTGCGTTCAACCAATTTGGGGAATGCCGCTTTTGGTGGCCGTCCCTTCGGGAAGTAGGTCACGATGAGAGATGGTTCAACACCGAAGAAGGTTAAGGCCGGACAGGTTTTGGTCACCAGTGTGGCGAGAGGTGACGGCATTGGTTCTGTCGGGTCACCGTCGAAGACTGGTGCCCGTAAGGCTTTGAGGGATTGACGATGGTTGGTAAGAAGAGGCCACGTCGCCCCGGGTACTGATCATGCCTCTCAAGAAGGGCAAGGATCAGGCTACTATTGGACGCAATATCGGCAAGTTGATTTCTGAGGGTTACGCTAGGGATCAGGCGTCGGCTATCGCGTACGATTATTCCAAGCGGTCTAACAAGGGAAAGAAAAAGTGAGCGATATCTTAGAGAGAGCAGCATGGACTTTCGTGCAGGCTTTTCTAGCAGTGTACGTTATCGGTGATCAGACAACCTTGAAGGTTGCTGCCATTAGTGGTGCGGCTGCCGCATTGTCGGCAGTCAAGTCGTACGCTAAGGACCGGGTTGTAGGTTAGTAATGGATGAGATCGGCCATGATGCACAGTGGGAGCGTTTCATAGACGAGCAGGGACGCACTGTAGAGAAAGAAATCTACGATGCTCTGCAAGAGGACGCTCACCTGTTTGACACCACGGACGGTACTCACGCCAAGTGGGCTAACGATGGGATACTTGGTTTACTGCTGGTATTCAATGAGGATGAGGCTGAGATGCTGTTGGCGGCGTTTCACGCCAGCCTAGAGGGCGTTGAGGACGCCACCTATGCGTGGGGTGTGTGGATTACGTCGTTGATGGGGATGATCCGTCAATGCATGAGTGGTGTTCCGGAAGAAAACTAGTTCCGTATCCAGTTTTGGATTTCCGGGTCGGCTGCGAGTTCAATCATGAGTTGGTGCCGTATCTTGTCTCTTCGTCGGGCCAGCGACGTTTTCGGTATCCCCAACACGTAACCTAGTTTGCGTAGAGAATTTCCTTGCATTAAAAGTTGTTCAATAATGTATTTGTCTTCGGGTGGTAGCGCATCAACTATGGCCCCTACGGCGTCTTTCAACTCTAGGGTGCTGACAATGGACGCTATCCGGGGATCTAAACATCCGGGTGCCTGCTGCATCAGGACTTCCAAATCTGTTAATGATCTGGCAGTTGTCTGTGCGTGTCGATGATTGGCGATACGAAGGTATTCGATTTGGCGCGGGGGGTACGGGTATTCTCTTACGTTGGGCATTGCACATCCAAGGTAGCCTAATGTTATGGCTGCTTGGCTGCTGAACTAACCCTTCCAGTCTATCACAGACTTGAGGTGTTCTTCGGCTATTAGCCGGGTTCCTTCCGGATCGTAACCGGAGGGTTCCCCTATCTTCCATGCCCTGTCGTGGTTGATCCATCCTAAGATTTGTACTGCCCGAAACTCTGGGGGGACGGGTTGTACAACGAATAGGATTAGTTTGTTACCTAGTTGCCGTTTGCGTACGGCAGCGGATGTGCTTGTCCGTACACGTCTGACTTCAATGTTGGTGCCCACATCGGGGATGTGTTTGTAGTCTTTGTGTACTGATTTGTGCCAGACATGCCCGGACCAGTATTGGTTGATGGCTTTGGCGACTGCTAGTTCACCAACGCATGCGGCGACTTGTGCGGTGCGGTCGTCTTCCATTCGTTTCTTGTCGTAGTGGGGGGCGTCTCGTTTACCCCAGTTTTCTATGAATCGTCGGGCACCGACGTGGGATGCCCATTCGTATTCCCATGCTTCAAGTTCAATCAGGATCAAGGGAGTCTACTTTCACAGCGTAAATGCGGACGACTTGCCCGTCGTCATCCCACGCTACACCATTCAAAGCATCCAAGGTGAGTTTCACGTAGTTGTCCAAGTCTCCTCTGAGGGTGCGTGCGTCGTGGGGGGATTCTTGAATGGTGAGTAGTGTTTCGGTCGGGGAGTATGCGAGGTGTACTTCGACTGGTCCTTTGAACAGGGTGCCTTTGGCTTGCTGCCATGCGGCAGCGATTTCTTTCTCCTCGTCAAGCGTCCCTTTCGGTGTGAAGACCTGCCCCTTTTTGTTGTGGCGTGGTCGGGCTTTCACTTTTGGGCGACGGTTGATTCTCACGGAGAAACTTTTCACTATTGGACCATGCTTTCTTGTGGGCGGAATTCAACAGGGTGTCTAGGAGGGCGCCACCGTCGGGTCGTTTAGCGTACTTGCCACCCCAGTCTGTGTCGGCTTCTCTAAGTTCTTTAGCGATGTCTCCGTCTCCGTATCCTTGACGAATCATGTGGCATGCCAAACTGAATAGTGTTCCGGAGCGGTCACCGTGTGGTTTGTCTGATGTGGTGCGGGGACCGTTGCGGCGGATTGCTTCCGCCACACCTGTCAGTCTGCTACCGGTGTAACTGTAGGAGGCTCGCCGTACGGGTTCTGGTTCATTCTTTTTATATAATGCGTGGGCGGCAGCCCACTGTTCGCCAGTGATTCGTGTCTGTAATGCTTCTGCAACGAAGGCGTCTGCGAGGGGGATCTGTGAGTAGATTGCTTTCGGGTTCAGCATTTCGTGTTGACCGGGTGTGCGTAACGCCGGGTACGGGAGTCGCATCCCGTTGCCTATCTTTTTTCCAACGAGCGATGTTTGTTTCGGGTTGACTTCTTTGGTGGGTGCGCCCACTACGTTGCATACACCCATCAGGCCGTCTCGTACTATTCGTGCAGCGAGTGGTTCTGTGAAGAATACCCACAGGTGGAAGCCTTTGGATCGGGAGCGTTCCACCCATCCGGTGATCCCAATTTGGGCTAGTGCTTCGTGTACGTTGCGGGCGTGGACGAGGGATTCTTCGGGACCGTCGTCCCAGTCAACGCACCCCCACCACACTGTGAAGCCCTGTAAGGCCCCTTCAGGGTCGTGTACTGCCATCAGGGGGTAAACCCCGATGCTTTCCCCTTCTCGCTTCAGGTGGCCCTCTACGGCTCTCAGGTAGGCTTCTCCGGTGGCAGTGTAGAAAGACCCGTCAGGGTTTTCCATCGGGTAGAAGCCGCCGCCCGTCAAGGATTGCGCCATGCTGCCCCCTTGGAAGAGGGAAGCGAAGCCGCTCACTGTCTCTGGTGTCGGGTTTCTGTCCATCATATTGTCAGCGTGTCGTGTCCGGAATCAACTCTTCATGGTAGGGGTGGACGTGTCCACACACCGGATCCATGTAGTAGGTTTGATCCAACAGTTTCGCTGTCCGCTTGTTCTTGCACAGGTTCATGTTGACACTGTTCTCGTGGTACTGTGTTTCCCAGTGAGACAGGTCGCTGCGATCTTTCTTCCTGTACACCTCAAGTACAAAGATGGCTTCCTGTTCGCCACCGTACCTGCCGCCGTACAAGCCTGCTGCCTGCCCGGGTGGTGAACTGCCTCTACCTGACTGGTGAACCAACCCTAGTGGGACACGTTGTTCTTTCGCCCACCGTTTCACTGCCTGTGCTTTGCCGGTGACTCCGGCAGCGTCGGAGTCCCCTCCGGGTAGCAGTTCAAGGTAGTCGATCATGCAAAAGTTGGGGTCGCAACCCCACCATGCGCGTGCTTCGTCAAGCACCCGGGCCATCTCGTCAAGATGTATTGCTTCATCAACTATCGCTACACGGGACAGTTCCTGTGTCGCTGCCCGTTCCAGATCTGACAGCGTGTCCTTGTCGCCTGCCTTGATTGCGTCTTCCACATCTTCGGAAGAGCGCCCTTTCAACAGGCAAAACATTTTCATCAACACCAGTTCGCGTGGTTCATCCAGTGAGAAGATGACTGCATGCGTGTCGTGATGGTTGACTAGATTCCAGACGATACTGTTCAACAGGATTTGTGACTTGCCGGTGTGGGATCTGCCTAGAATCATCAACACTTCTCCACGGCCTATGCCACGGGTAGCGAGATCAAATTCTGGGAAGCCCAGATACCAGCGTTCGGTGGGGTTCCGAATGAACCCCACCAAACTGTCAACAACCGTGCTGGTGAGCGGGAACCGTTTAGGTCCCTTGGGTGTGTCGGCTACTGCCGGAGGGGTTTCACCTTCGTTTGACTTGGTTATCGCATCAGCCAAACGTGAGGCTACTTCCCCTTCGGAAAGCAAGGTTGCCATCAGATTATCCTAGGATACTTCTACTTGGCTGCCGCCTTCTGACTGATCTGATTACCGATCTCCGTCAACGCATCACCAGTCTTGCCAGTCTTGGGGCAGGTGAAGAAGTTCGGGAAGTTGGCGGAGCCATCCTTGCGTGTCAACCACAGTCCCTTGCCGTCCCCGGATCGACGGTACGCTGGTCGCTTCGGGTTCTCGCTGCCATCCAACTGCTCCGGCCAGTTCGTGAACCATCCACTGTTGTTACTCATCACGTCTCGCCACAGATCGTCCTGTGAACCACCGCTGGATGCAGCAGCCGGTCGGGACGGTGCGGGAGCCACGGCAGGACTTTCATTGCCCCCGGAAACGCTTTTCTGCACCCGTCGTACCGCCACCTCCGTGATCTCATAGCCGATGCCCAGCGACTCGTAGTTGGCGGTAGCGAGCCTGTCGCTCCATGCCGACTGCTCACCCATGACTTCTTCCGCCGAAGCACCACCGTCCATGGAGAACTCCACTGACGATGACGCTTCTTCCGATTCGTAAGGTGCGACCTGCATCACACTGCGGCGTGTCACTGTAACTCTAATATCGTTGCTAGTTGCCATGGTATTTCTCCTTATAGTTGGTTCCATGGATCTGGTCCCGCAAACCTACCTCTACAGGTAGACCATGCCCCGCACCATTTGGGGGAGCAATGCCAGCCCGTCATATTCAACGGCCATACAGGCAGGTCAGCGGATATTAAGGTACCAGCAGAGCGGGCCAGCGCAACCAGACTCGCCCACTCCGCCGGTCCATACTCTACAAGTGTCCTGTGAACATCACCCTTCACAAGATGCACGAACTCAAACCCCGGAGGGTCAGTAGCCATGCCGTCCTTGACGGCAGCCCATGTGTACGCTGCGGCCTGAACCGACCACCGTTTCTTCTCCCATTCGGATGAGGGTTTACGCCCCGGGTTCTTCCAGTCGATGATTGGTAGCCCGTCTTCCTGCACACAATCGACGGTGCCCTGCAACCAGATTTCTGGTTTCTGATCGACCACGAGTGGCAGTTCAAATCTCCACTCCACCGCTTTGGGCCGTACACCGGGGCGGACTTCATTCCACCAAGCGACGGTGTTCTTCGCCACGATTTCTTCAGCGTTGTTGGTTGAATGATTCCAGCGGACGATCTCCGGAATCTTTCGTGCCCATTCCTCCATGGAGGCTTCCACTGTTTCTTCCACCGATAGTGGTGCCTGTGCCCGGATTGTTTCAGACAGGCACTGTTCGATCCCGTAGTGGACGGCGGTGCCGATGGCGGTGCTGGTTGACTCTGATGGTTCGGAGAGGCCCAGCATGTCCTGTCGTGCACGCTCCGGGCACATCGCCAGTGTGCCTAGCCATGACTGGCGGAGGATGATCGGGTCGCTGTTCATTTCACTCATCGTAGCAGGTCCGTTCTGGTCGGTGGTGGATGCCCCATATGTCATATGCATAGACCAGCCCTACGGGGCTGGTCATATGCCCTGAGTCCGTACACGAGGTCATACGGCGGGTTCATCGTCGTCGGGAACGACAGCCAAATGGGGGCTGTCGTCTCCTCCCGGTGGCGTGTCCAGCAGTTCACCTAAAGAATCCATTAAACGGTCCCATGAGTGGCCCTGATCATGGGCGAAATCACCAATGATTTGCAGCATACTTGAGTGCAATTCAAGACTGTATTGGACCCCTTCTTGAAGGAATTGAAGGTATTCTCCGACGACTTTTATTTCTTTTTCTTCTTTTTCTTCTGACATTTTATTCCTTTGTGTGAGTGTGGGAGCCGGGGTTAAAGGAGGGGAAACCCCGACCCCCACGATCTTATTATCCTAGGATAACTCTGATTCCATTTCCTGTATATCCCCTAGTATCATCTGTCTACGCATCCGGGCAGCATTCAACGCTATGACCTCTGATCGTAGCATCTCAGACCACTCTATCTGCTGTGACACTTGGTCATGCCATTCGTTGTACGTTCCCCAACGCACTTCGACAATAGGGTACAGGGTGTGTTCATTGTTATCTTCGTCGCGTACGACTACCACTC